GAGCTGAAGTCTGGCAACGGCTCGATGACTTGTTGCTAAAATCTTATGTGAAAGAAAACGGCGATGTTTTAAAGATTGCTAGTTCCTGCATTGATAGCGGAGGTCACTTTACGCAAAATGTATATGACTTCGTAAAACCTCGGCAGGGTCGAGGTGTTTATGCGATCAAAGGAATGGCTGGCGAAGGCAGACCAATTGTGTCTGCTCCGTATAAAAAACGGTCAGGCAAGAACAAGCTACCAGTTGATCTATTCACCATCGGGGTCGATGTCGCAAAAGGCTTAATTTTATCAAGGCTGACAACGACAGAAATCGGAACTGGCTACATTCACTTTTGCGAAAACTTGGATGAAGAGTATTTCAAACAGCTGACCGCAGAAAAAAGGGTAACCAGATTTCATAAAGGCTTTCCGAGAAGAGAGTGGATTGCCACGAGAAAAAGAAACGAAGCGCTAGACTGCATGGTTTATGGATTAGGTGCTTTGGCGATTTTGAACCCAGTATGGGAAGTCATCGCAAAAAGAATCAGTGGCAAATCTGAAACAGCTGGCGAAAAACCTAGACGAACTTCACGGCAGAGACGGCGGAGCAATTATGCGAGAAGTTGGAAGTAGGCGAAAATTCCCGAAGCGAAAAGTTATAGCTGTTGATGTCGACGGCACGCTAATTATAAACGGCACAGCAAACAGCAAACTTGTTTCGTGGATTAAAAAGAAAAAGAAGATGGGTTTTGAAATTTACATTTGGTCAGCACGGGGCAAGGCTCATGCAGATTTTGCAGTTGAGTTTGCGAAAATTGAAAACGATGTTGATGCGGTAATTAGCAAGCCATTTTATATCGTCGATGATTTAGGCTGGTCATGGATTCGAGAAACTGAAGTAGTAACTGAATTGAGGTAAGATGGGATACACGAATCTCAATAGAATTCCCGATGATTTTCGGGCAGGTGACACAGTCAAGTGGACTCAAAATTTGACGAACTATCAACCGGACGCATGGACATTGAAATATGTTTTCGTAAAAGACAGTGACCAAATAATTGTAATCGGAACTGATAACGGCGATGGCTCGCACTTGCTGACCGTAAATTCAGCAACAGGATTTGAAGGTGGCAATTATAAGTGGACATCATTTGTAACTGACGGTACCGACCGGCACACAGTTGAAAATGGCAGAGTTGAAGTTGCTGTAAATTATGAAACGGCTACAACTGGTTACGATGACCGAAGTCATGTGAAAAAAACACTGGACGCACTTGAAGCAACTCTTGAAGGCAGGGCATCGAAAGACCAAGAATCATATTCAATTGCTGGCAGGTCTTTGTCAAGAATGCCAGTTCCTGACTTGATAATCTGGAAAAATAAATATGAAGCATACTATGCTCAAGAAATTAAAGCTGAAAGAATCAAGCGCGGTCTTGGTCATTCTGGGCGCATTGAAGTGAGGTTCAAATAATGAGATTGCTTCAATTGCTGAAACGAAAAACACTACCAGAAAAAACTGGCAGAACATTTGGGCGGTCACTTCACCAATCAGCCGACATCGGTAGGCTGACTAGTGACTGGACTGCAACTCCAGTTCCAATTGACCAGACACTTTTGAATGACTTACCAGCCTTGAGGGCTAGAAGTCGGGAGCAAGTTTTAAACAATGATTATGCGCGCCGTTTTATAAAGATGGTCCAAACAAATGTTGTCGGCTCTCGTGGAATGACTTTGCAGGCGCAAGTTCGGGATGATGACGGAAGTTTAGATCGGCGAGTAAACGACGCAGTAGAATCGCAATGGCGCGATTGGTGTAAAGCTAAAAACTGCGATAACACAAAAACCAGAAACTGGGTTGCTTTGCAACAGCTGGCAGTTCACTCTGTTATGCAGGACGGCGAAGCAGTTGTTTTAATTCATAACGACAAAACAAATATGAATCTTGAAATTGTTGACCCTGAACTTTTGCCAGTCCAGCATAACCGCAGGCTTGATAACGGCAACTACATCAGAATGTCAATTGAGTTCAATTCAAATCGCCAGCCAATAGCCTACCATATTTTAGACAACTCAAAAAGTGATTTGTCTTACGGTTACGCAGGTTTAAGATATTTTAGAATTTCAGCCGATGATGTGATTCATACTTTTATTCCAGAATTCGTGGGTCAGTCAAGAGGTAGGCCTGCGCTGTCAACTGCATTGATGCGAATGAATATGCTTCAAGGGTATGAGGATGCCAGCTTAACGAATGCCAGAATTGGCGCAAGTAAAATGGGCTTCTTTGAATCCGAATCTGGCGATGGATATGTTGGCGATGACAATGAAGATGGCACAATCATCATGGATGCAGAGCCTGGAGTTTTTGAGCAGTTACCAACTGGAGTAAAATTCCAAAGCTATGACCCATCGTATCCAACTGGCGAATTCGGCGATTTTGTGAAAGCGAATCTGCGAGGAATTGCATCAGGGCTTGGAGTTGATTATTCGAGTTTCTCGAACGACTTGGAAGGTGTCTCGTTCTCATCAGGCAGAATCGGAATGCTTGAAATGCGGGAGACTTGGAAGACGATGCAAGAGTGGTTCGCTGAAGCATTCTGCCAACAGGTCTATCAAGCATGGCTGAAGCACATGCTGATTGCTGGCAAGTTGGCCATAAACGGCAATCCGCTACCTGTCTATAAAGCTGAGAAATTCAGCCGTGTCAATTTTCAAGGTAGGCGCTGGGATTGGGTTGATCCTAAAAAAGACATGGAAGCCAATCGCACGGCAATTGAACTCGGCTTAAAATCACGGTCTGAAATCATTCGTGATATCGGTCGGGACCCTGACGAAGTCTGGCGAGAAATCCAAAAAGAGACTGAGCTATTAATCCAGCTTGGAGTGATAAAAAAAGGAGAAGAGGATGAGTAACGAAAGTGTCGTTCGAGATTTTAGCGACAAAATTCAAAACAGGAAAATCAAAATAAACAGAACTGGAATCGACACCGAAGCTAGAACTGTTGAAATTGCATTCAGCTCAACCGCTCCGTACGAGCGATATTTCGGAATGGAAATACTGAGCCATGAAAGTGAAGCCGTAGATTTAAAACGGCTCAATAACGGTGGTGCCGTTTTGGCAGACCACGACCACACTGACCAGATTGGTGTCATTGAAAAGGCTTGGGTTGACAATGCTCAAGTTGGGCGCGCCTTAATTCGCTTTGGACGCAGTGAAAGAGCGTGTGAAATTTTCAATGATGTTGCTGACGGAATTCGTCGGCATATCTCGGTCGGTTATCAAGTCCACGAAATGAAACTGACGAAGGAAGTCAGCGATGGAGTGGATGAGTTCACTGTCACAAAATGGTCACCGTATGAAGTTTCTTTGACCTCAATTCCTGCCGACACAACTGTCGGCGTTGGTCGCTCTGAAGAAAAAATGGCGACAACTGAAGATGTAATTGAGATTGAGAAACCTAAACCGAAAAGCAAACCTAAAAAGGAAACGGCAAAAAAGCCGGAGCCAAAAAAGGAGAATCAAATGTCAGAAGAGAAAACAGTAGATGTAACTGCTATTCAAGAGCAGGCGAGAAAAGGCGAACTACATAGAGTTCGTGAAATTCGCGCAATGGGCGATGCTCATAAAATGAGTGACAATGCCAGAAGCGCAATCGACAGTGGCAGATCAATTGAAGAATTCAGGGCTGAAGTTCTGGATGCAATTGCTTCAAAGCCAGTTTCAATTGAAACTGAAATCGGAATGACTCCAAAAGAACAACGCAACTATTCAATGCTTCGCGCGGTGAATGCTGTTGTGACAGGTGACTGGTCAAATGCTGAACTTGAAAGAGAAGCATCTGATGAAGTTGCTAAACGAGTCGGCAAGACTGCTCAAGGATTTTTCATTCCAATGGACATCCAGCAACGAGATGTAACAACTGCATCTGGTTCTGGTTCTGGTTCAATTGGTACTGATAACCTTGGCTCAAGCTTTATTGACCTTTTGCGTAATTCGTTGAAAGTCAAAGAGCTTGGCGCAACAGTTCTTGGTGGACTTGTTGGAAATGTTACAGTTCCTGCACTTACAACTGGCGATGCTTCATACTGGGTTGACGAAAATTCAGCACCAACAGAAGGCGCTCCAGTTCTTGGTCAAGTTGCTTTGAACCCTAGCACAGTTGGCGCACGTGTTGACTTGTCTCGCAGGTTCCTAGCTCAGTCAAGCTTTGATACTGAGGCAATGTTCAAAAACGATCTAGCACTTTCACTTGCAACTAAAATTGATTTAGCTGCGATTGCTGGAAGTGGCACAGCTCCAGAACCTGCTGGAATTTTAAACACAACTGGCATCGGTGCTGTTGACTTCACAGTTGAAGGCGCACCAACTTATGCTGAAATTGTAAGTATTTGGGAAGAAGTTGCAAAAGATAACGGACTTGTTGGAAATCCAGCATGGCTAACAAATGCAACTCTTGCTGGAGCGCTAATGTCCACAGATTCATTCTCATCAGCAGGACTTCCTATTCTTGGCGACGGAAAAATCATGGGCTACGATTGCGCAATCAGCGAAAATGTAACAGCTAACCATATCATATTTGGTAACTGGGCAGATTTGGTAATTGGAGAATGGGGCGCAATTGACATCGCTGTTGATAAGGCAAGCCTATCAACAGCTGGTGCAGTTCGAGTTGTAGCACTTCATGATGTTGGCATCGCACTTCGTCATGCTTCAAGTTTCGCTCACGGTGACTAAAAGTAAAACATAAACTTGGGAGGGCTTCGGTTCTCCCATTTCAAAAAAAGGAAAAAGATGAGAATAGAATTGACAAGAAATACAGTTGTTGCGGGCAAGCCATACGGCATTGGCGATATTGCTGACTGCTCAGATAAAGATGGCAAGTATCTGATTGCCATTAAGAAGGCAGTCCTTGCGCCAAAAGTAGTCGAAAAAGTAATCAGCAAAATCAAAAAGCCAGTATCTAAAAAAGGCAAGAAGTAATGGCTGTCGAAAACTCGGCAGACTTACTGGCAATGCTTGGTGATTTTGGCCAGACCGTGACCGTCTCAGAAGACGACATCACGGCAATTTATGATGAGGATTATGTTGAGAGCTTAGACATCGCGGGGGTCCGACCGCTCTTGCATTGCAGATCAACTGATGTTGCTGATGTAATTCAAGGCGATGATGTCGAGGTTGCCGGCGTGGATTACCTTGTCGCCAAAGTTCAGCAAGACGGAACTGGCGTTACTATCCTAATTTTAGAAGAGCAGTAAAATGGAAATCTCGTTAAAAGGTGACATGAAAAAAATCACCAGAGATTTGAAAAAAGTAGAACGCAAGGTTGTTCCAAAAGCAACCGTTCGTGCTTTGAAAAAAACAGCGACAAAAGTTCAGGGCAGAGTTCGCAAAAGAATCGCAAAAAGAATCGGCGTTGCCCAAAAAGTCATCAAGCAGAAACAAGGAATCGCAAAGGCTAATTTCAGGAAGCAATCGACAGTTCTTTATTTGCGATACAAAGGCATAAATCCCTTGTCAATAAAAAAAGCGCAGCGAATGAAAAAGGGCTTCAAGGTTGGCAAAGAAAAGCATCCAATCGCATTCTCGCACGACGAGAAGGTCATTCTTGAACGAAAAGGCAAAAAGCAGTTGCCGGTCAGGGCGGTCAAAATCAAAATCTATCCGCACAAGGACAAACTGCACAGCATCGCAAACATACTGGCTCGGCGAACTTTCTTGAAAGAATTCAATCGAGATTTGAAGTGGAGGCTGAGGAAAAAATGAGTCACGCTAGACAACAAATCAGGGATGCAATTATTATGCAGGTCACAGGCCTGCCAACTACTGGCGCAAATGTATATCAATCCAGAGTTCGAGTTTTTGACACCCTGCCATGTTTAAATGTTTTAACAATTAGTGAAGATTTAGATGCCGATAATTCTCAAATGCGTGGGATTCAAGCGCGGGAACTACAGATTGATATTGAAGTTAGAATAAAAAGTCCGTTGAATCTGGACGATTCGTTGGATACAATTGCGGTAGAAATTGAGTCGGCAATTGCCGACGATTCAACACTTGGTGGCCTTGTGAAATTTATAGAGCTACAGGGGACCGAAATAGAATTTGACGACGACTTGGAACAGCCAGTCGGTCAAATGACAATGAGATGGCTATGTCTCTATTTAATTGATTCTGGAAATCCAGAGTTGATAATTTCTTAAAAAAGGAGAAATGAAATGGCAATGCACGGATTTGAAGGAAGCATCGCAGTTGGCGCAAATGCAGTTGGAGCAGTTCAAAGCTGGTCATATTCAGAATCTGCTGATGTAGTTGAATATTCGTCAATGGGCGATGTCAACAAAAATTACGCAACAGGTTCAGTTGGTGGCTCTGGTTCAGGCACAGCTCTTTTGACAAAAGCTGATGCAGGTCAGGGCGACTTGACAACTGGCTCAAGTGTGACATTGAACTTATACACTGAAGGCGAAGCAACCGGCGATTACGAACTAACTGGAACAGTTGTAATTACTGGAGTAGATCGTGGAGCTGACAAGGGCGATATGGCTTCATTTAGTTTCAACTTCTCCGGAGTTCTAACTGAAGGAACAGCGAGCTAATGAGTGTAATTGACTTTGCAAAATCTCATTATCGCAAGCAACTTGATGGCGAAATGATTGTGATCGATGTGCCTGAATGGGTTGACGAAAACGGCAACCCTACTCGCATTTTTATTCAACCTGTTTCGCTCAAAGAGAAAAACGCCATCTTCAAATACCAAGCAGACAACTCACTTGAAGCACTTGCAGAAACGATGATTGTGCGATGTCGAACTGAAGACGGAAAGCTGATGTTTGCGAAAGCCGACAAGGTGCATCTGATGCGAAGTGTTGACCCGGATGTAATTTCAAGAATAGTTTTTGAAATCAACACGAAGTCTCCTGAGCATTCAGTTGAAGACGCAAAAAAAAACTAGAAGACGATGCTGACCTGCTGACGATTTTTCACATTGCCCACGAGCTGAAAATGTCAGCATCGCAAGTAGCTGGTTTTTCTCTTGCTGAATTCGTGGGCTGGATTGCATTTTTTCAAATAAGGAATGAGAAAAATGGGGCAAAGAGCTGAAGCTAAATATAGAATTGTCGCGCAAGATAAAACAAAGGGTGCGATGCGCTCTATTTCAAAAGGACTT